CTAGATTGCCTCTAGTATTAGTTTGCCCTGGATTCTTGTAGGATATCTCATCCGGTTTCCTTGTATTGCCCTCACGGGCCCTCGACGTGTTTTAGTTCTTAAGCCCACGACGTTGTATAAGAGATAGGCTAAAGTCCATTCTTTTAAGATCCACATTACCCACACTTTTCAAAGTCCTCTACTCACACACACACGAATGACGTGTATTACTTTGATGATCGTGTCGAACTTCAAAGGGTACAGGTTTCCAGTCTACCCAGACTGGGGTAAGGACTTGGTGGTTGATTTATCTTCGAAGATACTGATCGATAACAAGACAGTGAGAAGAAAATTGACCTTCAAGACACGCCTTCACCAGACGCTTGCGCCAGACGTTGGCTACGAGAACCAACGTTTGAACCCGAGGCCATTGTAAACTGACCTTGTCTCTGTAATTCACTGATAGTTGTGTCCGAAAACATAAAATCCATAAAAATTGGCCAAACTCCCACTCAACACTTTATCTGCCATGACTTCAACTACGAACATGACTGAAACGTGCGACCTTTCTCGTGAACCCTCGCTCCCCGAAGATTCCCTTGACCCTGCCCTTTTGGCTAAATGGAACAACTTTGAAAAGAAGTTGCTTCAAAAGTCTTCTCAACGAAAGACTCCGACCTCTCCACATACTACACCCCGTTTGTGGTTTGATTCTCACCGTGTTTCTGACGGTGATTACCATCAGTCCATCAAATCCGACAAAGAACGCTTCATTGCTCAATGCTGCCTAAAGTCATGCAAAAAGACTTCATTTGACTCCAAAGCTTCTTTTGTCGCCCGCTCTATTGACCGCTCTCGTTCCAAAGACCTTTCCAAAGCTCGTGATCTTAAAACTCAGAAGTTCCAGATGTTTGCTCGTCTACGACGCCGTCTTGTCGCTCCTGAACCTGACAGTGTGTCCGAATCATCCCCTCCCGAATCTTCCGATGATGTTCCTGAAAACATTTCTGGGTCCAGATCTTTCATTCAGAACCTTAGCGGCGCGTTCAATACCGCCGCCGATCTGCCCTCACTGATTGGGTCCTTCCAAGATGAAATGAAAACCTCTATTCATGGACTCAAGTCAGAGGTGATTGATGACCTCCGCCAACTTATGACCGAATTTTCTACAAAGATGGTTGGCCATTCCATATCAATCATCGCGATGGCGTCATTTGCTTATTGCGTCATCGAAGTCGCTAAAAAGCCCACCGGCCCTCTCATTGCTCTCACCTCGTGTCTGCTCATTTTCCTCTTGTGGCACTTCGGTGTTTTCCAACAGGCCTTCCACCTCATTGGTGATTTTAGCGACTGGTGTTCTCACCAAGCCCATCAGAAGCTCCAAGGCCCTGGCACTGTTGATACTCTTGCCCGCATTTTTGTTACCATCATGTCCTATTGGACCGTCTCCGCCGCTCCCACAGCGAAGCAGATGCACGAAGCTCTTCAATGTTTCTCCAATTTTGATCGTGCTTCCAAAGGCATGACTGAATTTGCCTCCTGGATTACCGAGTCGCTCCGAAGTTTGTATTTCAAGTACAAGCTCTGGACCGGTGTGACTGAAATTGAACTCATGAAAACCGACATTGCCACCGTCGATGATTGGGTTAAGACTGTTCTTCCTCGCCTCTCCAGTTTTGATCCTGCCAAGGACTTCAAACCTGAAGTCGCTCGTGATCTGAAGTCCATGCTTAATCGCGGAGTTGCTCTACTCTGCGAAAAGCGTTCCGATTCCGAGTCCCGTCGCGTCAATGCTGTGATTTCCGAGTTGCTCAAACGACTCGAAAAAGCTCTTGCAGTTGTTGACGCTTCTGGTGTCGAGTCAATGCCCCGTCAGACTCCGATCTACCTTTTCATGTCTGGCCCTCCTGGCACCGGAAAAAGTTACTGTACGCTCGAGATTGCCTCCCGTCTGTTGTACCACATTTACCGACGTGAACCCGAGATGATCAAAGCTGTTCGTGACAATTTCATGCTTTACATCCACGTCCGGGAGTCTATCAATGACTTCTGGGATGGTGTTCGCATGGATGTCCCGATCTTCATATACAACGATGCTCTCCAAATGAAGCCCGAAGCTGAAGATCGTGAACCTTTCGAATGGCTCAAATTGGGGGACAATACCCCATACCACGCTCACATGTCCTCCGTCCAAGACAAGTCGAAGATGTATCTCGCTCCTCGTGCAATTCTCATTAGTTCCAACTCTCACAAGGTTTCTAACAACTACATGACTCAGCCAAATGCTCTTACTCGTCGGATGACTCTCAAAGTCCGATCATGTATTGCTGAGGCTTATGCAAAGAACCCTGGTGACCCCGCCCATCTTCGCACCCTTGATTTTACAAAGCTCGAAAAGCACCGCCTTGCTAACGGAGGTATTCCCTTCATTCCTGGTGTTCAAGAGTATTATGCTTGCGACGAAGAAGGCAATATCAACCGTGAGATTTGCTACTCCTTCGATGACCTTGTTCAGTACCTCAAAGATGCCTATGACCGTCAAGAAGCCAATTACAAGGCCTACATGGAAACCAACATGGCCCGTCACAAGGCCCTTGGTGACAAGTATCTCGATGCTGCTGCTCCCACGCCTGAACCCGCTCCAGTTCCCGCCGAACCTAAGCTCAAGGCTCACGCTGCTGTGCAAGACCTACAGATGAAACCTGGTAATCCCAAGGCTCGCAAGATTCCTCCTGCCGTTGAAGGTGCTTGCTCTAAGATGAACCTCAGCACTGAATATTATCGCTTGTGGCTTGCCAAAGGTTTTGATGCTGAAGCCTTCATGAACAACTACATGCGTGATGCCAAGCTCTTCCGTGCTCACTTGATTAGCATCGAGACTGATACCAGACGCATTCGTGAAGCTGAAGCTGCTGAAGCTAAAGCCCCTGAACCCGTTCGCCGCCTTCGCGACTACTACTACAAGGGTAGCATTGCCCCTGACCTTCCTCCTTTTGTGGATGACTCTGTTTTCAAAGTTGTTCATGCTGGTGAACCTATTGCTCCGATTACTACCCTTGATCAGCTCATGTCCATTCCCGCTCCGATCATGACTGCTCCCAGAACGAATGTCAATTTGGCTGGTGCGATTCGTGTCGCCCATCCTCATTGGCATATCGACACAGTCTGCGCTGTTGCTGCCCATCTTGCTGGAATGCACGCTGAAGCCATCCGTCGTGAGATGGAAGGCGAGTTCCTTGCTCGCGTTGCAATGTCCAATTGGAGTGCTATCGCTGCCAAGTCTGTTTTCACTGTTCCTGATTTCTTCCGTCACAAGATTGACAATGTTCTCAATTCCGTTCGTACACGGGTGGCCGCTCTTTGGGCCACCATTACTCAATCTCAGTGGTTCCATGATTTCATGCAAGCTCTTAGCACATTGACTATTGTTGCGACCGCCTACATTGTTGTCGTTGCTGTCATTGTGCTCGTTGCTAAATTCATCGCTTGGGTTACTGATGCTGATGAGCCCCAGAGAACTCACTCCGCCCCTAAGGAACCCAAGATTGAGCGCCGCCTGCGCCGTGCTCAAGAAGTCCAGTCTATGGAGCGTCAACCTGCTCCTGTCCGATCTCTTCGTAGAGTCCAAAAGACTCAAGGCCCTCACGACAAAGTGTGTGACGACATCACTGCTCGCATTCTGAAGAAGAACGAGTGGGTGATGTACGATGAAAAAGGAAATTCCATGATGCAGTTCACCATCCTTCAAGGTAGACTGTGCATCGTCAATCACCACTTTGTGTCCTGGCTCCAAAAAGAAGAAGACCGCTCTCCGATCATTGTGAACAACATCCTGAACCCTGAAATCGAACGTCAAATTGCCTGTGAAGACATCTTTAACGGTCAACCCGTTGACGGTTCCGCTGACCTGTGGAGCTTTGTCATTACCAACCTCGACTTCCCCGAAGGTTATGACATTGTTCCCTATTTCCTCAACGAGAAAGACCATGAGCTCTACTGTAAAGGCAATTTTCCCATGGCTATCTTTGTTCCCCGTCTTATTGACAAAGTTCCTGTTATCATTGAGCGAGTTGTTACTGCCCATTGTGACGAACAAGTCGAAGCCTATTCCGAACGCCATGGAATGATCAAAATCAAGAATGCCTACGCCTATCACGGCGATTTCCGTGAAGGTGACTGTGGCTCTCTTGGTGTTGTTCGCAACTCCCAGACCAAAGGTAGGAAAATTGCGTCAATTCACATGTCCGGTGACGAGGAACTCCAACTCGGAACCGGAATGCCTGTTACTCGTGAAATGATCGACAAAGTTCTTACGCAGTGGCCACCCCAGATTTCCCGCCCTCCTGTTATGATGACCGCTGTCCCGAAAAACACAACTGACTCCGGTGCAACCATTGTTGCCGAAGTTCCTCGTCAGATGGCTGCCAGTGTTGGTGTGGAAAATGAGCTCGAGCCTACTAAGGTCCAAAAGACCCAAATGGCTCGCTTGTATCCCTCACAACGCCGACCTGCCCGCTTGAAACGATTCCGTGATGAAGCTGGCGTGCTACATGATCCCCTTCACGACGCTGTCAACCGCTACGTCGATATTCCTGTTCCTCTCCAGAACTTTGAAGGTGTTCGTGAAGTATGCCAAGCCGAATTCGCTAATATCGTTAACTCCAATTCCTTCCGCCCCCCTCGTGAACTTCGAGTTCTCACTTTCGAAGAAGCCCTTTGTGGCGATGGAACTGGACGTATACGATCAACTGTCCGTAAAACAAGT